GACCCGTGCCCCAATCATATGAGAGGGACTCCCTGCCATGATCCGTTCAAAGGACCATGGACTTGTATAGAACTACTAGGTAGTCATACACTAGTGTGTATGATAAGTCGGACATTGTTCGACTAACCACATTAGGTATTTCGATGCAACGTGTAAACACGTGGACGAGGCGCAATATACGAAAGTATACTGAACCCAATCCCTGGTACATGTCGATAACCGCGGTAAGGCTTTAAGACTCCCTTTTCCAGGGTAATCTTAATAGCCTTAACGATTAACGACCTCTCCCAGAGCATTTTGACCTTAGTACCAGATAGACGGGTTTGTTGGGAAAGAAGAGTATTATCTTTCTTAGATAACTCAAACCTTGCTCGTAAGAACAGGGCAAGAGGACCTTTCGAAAGTAATACTACTTCCTCCAACTCTTCCATTCTATCTGGCACTAATGTCAGGCCTTCCCAGACCTTCTTTCTGAACGTAAGTCCAGAAAGAGGGGCTGGTAGTTCCTGATTATCCCGATTGGAAAGGATCTCTTCCATCTTCATTTCTATTCGTCTTTGGACGGAAAGAAATGGAGATGAGAACAGAATCCAAAGCTCATCCCAAGTACTGAGGTAGCTCACAGCCTCGAGAAGTCGAGAAGGGATCTTCTTTAACACTTTCTCTTTCAAGATCGTGTTATCGAATATCATCTTCTCGGCTAAGTTAAGTGCCTTCTCGAATTCCTTCGTCGTAAGACGACGGCGTTCTTGAAGGTAACAATGATATTTGTTTAAACTCATTGAGTTCAAAACATCTATCATAGTCTCGGTTCTAAGAGGTGACCCCGCAGGGGCCTCCGCGAACCCAGTCTGAGACATAAACGGTGGTAACTTATCGAAATAAGTAAACCAACGTTTATGCGCTCAAACTGTACTTAACTCCTCATGACCAATAGCCTTATCGGCTAAAGGAAAATGAGTCTTAAAATCGTGAGCATGTCAATAGTTTGGTCAAGCATTGAATTCATATCCTCGATCAAGAAGCTCATCTCAAAGTGCAAACAGTCTTTGGACTGTCGGCTCAAAGAGAAGGCCAATTGAAAGCGGAGAGATATCCTCCCCATTCTGAATAATATATCGGGATGCAAACTCTACTCCGAAGAAGTTATCATTACTGATAACGGACTTTTGGAGTGAGATTGACACACCGATATCTTCTATAATTTTAATATAAGACTGAGCTACCTTCTCATTGGCAATGACAACGTCATCACCAAGGACAAGGTAGTCAGTGAAATGGATAATACCGCATTGCAAAGCTGCAATACGGACTAGATAGTGATGCGTTAACGCTATCACTGCCCAGGATGAGTAAGTCCCCATACCCTGACCAGTTCGGTACATTACTGCACCGAGCTGTTTAGAGTAGAAGGGTTCACCCACCATTATCCAAATCCATGCGCATCACACCTTTCAACCCGCATTGGGAAGAAATAAATGTAATGCACATGCTTGTAATAAAATTGGTATACGATCAGTAGCAGCAGTGAGATCCAGAGAATATACAGGTTTACCAAACATGTATATCTCCAGAGCTCACTGACGGACCTTACGTTGATCATATGAGGCATCTTGAGGTAAACCCTTAAGATACTCTATGATCATGGCGTGTAAAGGCTTAAGAGTTAATTGAGTTAATCAATCTCTAATAGCAATGTAACGCCACTTTCCAGCACCATCTCCAAAACAAGCTAAACGACGGATTTTTCCGAAGTTTATCAAGTTATGGAGATGACCCCCTTTGACATAATCAATCAGATCTCAAGTCTTATTTCAACCTAATCAATTTAAGAGACCTCGTGGAGAGTGGATTGCTCCACTTGACACGGGACCTCCTAAAGTTGATAGGAAGAAATTCGACAAGATTTCTGATGATATAATCATTAGGGTTTTGTGCGAAAAAGCGTAAAGATCTGCCAATCGACCAAGAAGGTCAGGACCATTAGGTCCGGAAGCCTGTCAAGTCCTCAGGTTCAAAGAACCTGGGGACCACAGAACTCTCGGATTTATGGTCGAGACAATCTTGGTTGAAGGCTGATACTTAGGTATGCCTAGAAGCAGAATGAGACCTTTACGTGACATGACCTGGTAAACCAGACGAATTACCTTGTAAAGGGTAATTACGCCTGGACCATCATAAACTGTTTCCAATTTATGAGGACCAGGGCATGCCATGTAACGGTAGGCTCGAAATAGTGACATAATTAAGACTCGCTCTGATAGTGATCACCTTTCAGTGATTACTGGTACTAGATACCCTGGGACTGGATGTGTGTGACTTGTCTTTCGTCACACACCTCTTTGGTCCACTGGGGTAATCTTCCCTATCAAGAAGAAATTCTTGATAATCAGAAAGTCTTCTTTAAGTCACTTAGCCACAATACTTGGATTTCCCTTCGAAAGAAAGACCCGTTGGCCCACGGCTACTTTGTTAAGAGTAGCCTTCAATTTAGGAGTCTCAGCTAACTCTAAGAGAAAGCTGAGAACCTTATTGAGGACCTTCAGATCGGACTTTCGTTGATAGTCCTTGTACTGTGGTTGGGTTAATTCTATATTTCTTCTCTGCCTCTTCCCACTTATGGAAAGGTGGGGAAGAAACAGAAAAGAAGACCCCATCCATCCTATTAATAAATTAATAGGATAGATGAGAGCTTGGATCACTTTCTTTAGTGACTTTGACTTTGTCACTAAAGCCGGATACTTTACCGCCCTGCTTGCCTCTCTGCGAAGAGAGTGCTTCATGTAGACGATAAAAATTCAGCGAAACCAAACTACGAACCTTATTGCAAATCTTGTAATAAGGATC